GACGCTACTGGCTCTATTGTTGTCGGAAGAGCAAACGGCACACAGCTTCGTCCAGGAATGACAATCCGATTAAATGGCTTTCCAAATTATGACGGTGATTACTTAATAGAGTCTGTAAATTTTGAAGATATTTCCCCAAACCCTGTAAGCGTAAGTTTTATAAAGCCCGAAAGAAAAGAAAAGGACATAAAAGAAATACGCATAGGGCAAAGGTACAAAGCCACTGGAGTATCTGGCGTACAAGAACAGCCAATGCCAATACAGATATCAAAGAATACAAAACAAAATAAAAACTACACAGTCAGCGACGAGGTCAGAAGAACTTTGCAAATATCCCCAGGAGAATTGCCGGCAAATCTTTCTGTTGACCAAAGAATAAACCCACTCCCAAGCAGGCAATTCCGATTTAGGTACCCAAGAATAAAAGGAGCTCTAGCCTACGGAAGCGCAAACCCAACTCAGTTAAATATGTACAACAGGCCAATTGCTATATTAAATTCAAGGCCAACGTCTCTGTATGCTGTAAGTGTATACGTTGAATCGGAGCCCGGATTTAATGAAGGTAATCCTTATATTGCAATAATTCCAAGAGTAACTTTGGATGGTTCAAATCATCCTCAAGTACTTGACGACCTAACCGCTTCTGCTCAATTTTTATTAAGTGCATCAATTGGTGGGAATCCTGAGTTTATTGCAAAGTTGCCTGAACTTTATTATGACGGCACAGAATTAAAATCACTCGCTCCGGATTACATTAGGCTCTGTAATCTTCAGGAGATACAGGTTCTCACTAAGAGGTTTGGGAAGAATACATCTTTCAAGGAATCTTCAATATTCCCAATCCCTACTTCCGCCAGTACAACTTTGTACCCGTACATAGGAGAAGGTTTAATAGCTGCTGGAAATATAGACCTATACAACAGACCAGTGCTGCAGTCAGGTGGAGAAGTAAAAACCACATACTCCATTTCTTATAATCGCTACAAAGAAGCGGGTGTAAACGGAGGGGAGCCGTTTACCCTTCTATTAACGCCCATATGGGAATCTGGGGGAGTTGCAATAGAACTAAGTGAACAAGCGACGCTTGAAAAATACAAAGCAGATGGATATTTTCTTGCTAAATGCACATCTATTGAAATTGCTGAGTATTACGGCATGCTAATTTCAGAACAACAATCTTTAATATTGGAAAATCGTTTTCCTAATGAAAATTTTTATGACTAGGTAAATATGGACTCAAATTTAAACTTAACTAGAAGAGATAAATCATCTTCCCACGTTCGTGAACCTGGAAGAATATATCAAGCTGTGGTCACCGCTGTTCGCGATGATGGACGGGTATCAATAAAGATACCAATGCTCGGCTTGGACGCTGGCCCAATAATGCCCCTAGACACAACACCATCAAAAAGACTTTCTATAAACGATGCTGTTTCATGCATGTTTAGCGACATGTACAACTCTTCTTTAATTATTATTGGAACATCAACACAAAAAGCAGACCAGTATGCCCCTTTTGAAAGCGGTGTTACCAGGTATCAAAACCAAGCAGCAAGAAACGCTACAGAGGTTTCGCCATCAGAAGGTCGAGTTGTTTACCTATTAGACACTGATGAACTTCAGATATATAACGGGACGGAATGGATAACCGTTATTGATACTGGCAATTCTGAAAACATAACAGTTTCCACACTTACTGTACTCGGTTCTTCGTTCTTGTCAGCCAGCACGACAATCGGTACAATAACTCCAACTGAACTTAGCTACCTAGATGGGGTAACTTCAGGGATTCAGGCCCAGATTAACTTAAAGGCGCCAAGCGCTTCTCCAACCTTTACAGGAACAGTAGTTCTTCCAAACAATACTGTCACGAGTGAGATGATTGCCGATGGAGCTGTTCCTCAAGCAAAGCTTGCTTCATCGCTATCGGCAGTCACCGTCACAACTTCTTCGTTACTTTCTACCGCTATCCCATCCCCATTTAACGGTCAAGTTGCTTACGAAACAGACACTAGACACACCAAGGTTTACGATGGTTCTGCTTGGCGTTTCGTATCGTTCGCAAGCCAATACAAAGTAGGCGATACGGGTCCTGGTGGCGGAACCATTTTCTATGTTGACAGATTCAACGAATACTCTGATTTCAACTATTTAGAAATAGCCCCAGACAGTACACGGGTTTTAAGAACTTGGGCACAATCTGCCCCTACAAACTACCAATCTACTGCTGTTAGTGGAGCAGGTCGTTTTGCCTTAGGTACTGGTTCTTTAAATACTGCAGAAATTGTTGCTCAAGGCAACTCCAACCCTGCTACCTGCGCAGCAACCTATTGTGATTCATTGGTTTCTGGTGGTCAATCTGACTGGTACCTAGGTTCTTTGGCTGAAATGAAACTGGCAAATGAAGTATTGCATCAATCATTTAGCACTTCTTGGTATTCAGGGTATTACTGGACTTCAACGCAAGAAAATACTTATACACCAACTACATCTGCTTTTTATATGCAAGCATTACCTATTGGTAACCTCAATGTTGGTTCAAAAAGTGGGAGTATTGAAGTAAGGGCTATTAGGAAGTTCAGTTAAGCCGATGAATACCACGCACGAAGGAAACATCATGGTTAAATTACAAATAATTGCTTTCCGAGCCGTAGGCGTGTTCGGTTCATCGGCACTATTAAACTTATTTTATGGCAGTACATTAAATGGAGCAAACTGATGGATTCAATTAAATTTCCAATAAAATTTGACAGCACTGGAGTCTCCAAGCTGACGGATGGCTCCGATGAGTACTACTCCCAACTGCTGACCATTGCTGTGCTAACGGAGCCCCAGACTCTTCCCTTTTCTCCTAAATTTGGAGTTTATGACCAGTCATTCAGAGGGTTAGATAAAGGCCTATTTCTCTTAAACGCAGCCCGTTTCGTTCCAGAAGTGCAGATTACAGACTTAAATACAAATCTAGATATTGATGGTACTGTAAATGCAACGTTTTCATTCATTGTCAAGGATAGAAGGTAAGAAATGCCAGCTGATTTCTCAGAATATGTAGACCTTCGCCCATTTGACCTTAATCCTGGCGACATTTATTTAACTTCAATAGATATTGCTAGACTTACTTTGCCAGAGTTCAACCTTCGCGTTGGTACTCCGGAAGATGCAATATTCCAGGCAATGGCATATATGTCTGCATTAAATATTGCAGCAATAAATAGGCTCCCTAGCAGGCTGATGGCAGGGATACTTCTAATGATGGGGGTTGAGCGAATAGAGGGGGCACCAGCAGAAATGGGAATAACCATCACTGCTGACTCTTACGATGGAGCGGTTATCCCTATTGGTTCTCTTTTTTCATTTTCTTCAACTTTTGAAGACGAAGTTCAAGAATTTATTTTTGAAACAACAGAACTTCTTGAAATAGCAGAAAAAACGACACAATCTGGCAGCTACCCAAGCGGAACGGTCAATGCTCAATGCATAACAGCTGGCGTTATACCTCTTCCGGAAACAGCACTAGTTTTATCCATCCTTACATCTGGGTTAAATATTATCAATGCGGAAGTTGGAAGCTATTTTGCAAATGGTGCAAATGAGGACACGGACGCAGAATACCTAAGCAGATGCGTTACGTATCTATCCTCACTAAGTCGGTCGTTGAATAAATCAAGTCAAGTAGATTCATACTTGCTAACAAATTATTCGGGATTAGTTGGAAGAGCAAAAACTTACGATTTAACAAACGGCACTCCATCACTAGGGGAAACTGGCGTTTATCGCGCCCAAACACCAATAGGACTTACGAGGAATACAGGAGTTGTTACTTTATACTTTACTGATAAGCATCAATTCATAAGTGGTGAAAAAGTTAAAATAGCAGGACTTGATTCTACATATGCAGATTCAACTGTTCTATATTCTATAAACTCAACAACCGATTACACTATCTTGTACACAAAAGCTGGCTCAGATACAGCATCCGTTTACCTTGGAGCATCTACTCCTTCTGTGAGCATAGGTGAAGAAGTTCCTGGGTATGTAACTATATTTGCTTATGGAGTAAATGAATACCTTTCTACTGCGGATAAATCAGCAGTACTGCTTGACGTTACGAATAAGTCAATAGCTGGCCTTTCCATTGCGATAAAAGACCCTGATTTACTTAACTTAGAAATAACAGGAACAGTTACGTTAGATGGCGCATATGACCAATTGCCACTGCAAGACATTGTGTATTCGACTTTAGTTGATTATCTAAGTCCAATGAATTTTCCATATACCGAAGACAGGATAAGGTATACGACTCTCATCGGCCTGATAAGCAGGATACCTGGCGTCCTATACGTTGGGGGGCTAACAATTACTCCGGTTGGTTCTGGATGGCTTCCGCAAATAACAGACGACATACAGTTCCAGAAAAAAGGCTCCCTTCCAAGTTTGTCGAGTGATGATATTGACATTACATTTATATCGGTGACGGTATAAAATGTCTAAAACGGTAAACAGGCTTACTGAATTTGATGGACTCTACTCCGTTGATAGAACAACAGGAGCTGCACTTCCCATATCTGGCAGGACAATGGCCATTCTTGGTGGAGTGGTAACTGCTTCAGTAGCTTTTTTTACAGTTGACACAAACTACACATTTTCCGAAAATGAAATAGTTTCAATTGTCGGAGCGGGAACAATAAACGCATCAGCTTCTTTTGTTGATGGGTTAAATTACATATCATCTGTTTCTTCAAGCATTGGATATCCGCTGATAA